AAGATCTCTGAATTCATCTCTTTCAGCTTTAGTCATTCCACCTTTAGACCAATCTTTGATCTTGTCAGGCATACCCGGAATAGACTTAAAGAAAAAAGAAGCTCCAAATTCCTTAATACCCTCAGCAGTCTCAAAGTGATTCAAGACACCCATAAAGGCATTATGAGTAAAGAACGTAAAGTTTCTAAGAGCATCTGCCATAGCATTACCCCAAGAGGAAGAATCTTCAACGTCCATTCCTGATCTACCATAGTAGTCCGAAAGATAAGCTCTAAAAGCCTGAGCCTGCTCATCTCTGGCTTCCTCAGAGGTTTCCTTAAGATAATTAGAAAGGCTCTCATCCATCTTATCAGAGAACTCTTTAAAGCTCTTAACACCAAAAGCATCATTAAGACCCAAGTCACCTGAGATTCTCATGTTGTAACCGTTCATTGTCTCAACAATGTTAGTTTGGAGTCTGCTAATAGAGAAACCATCATTATCTTTAATGGTGAACTTCCAAGGGGTTCTCTCATGCTGATAATTATAGGGCATGCCTTCACCCTTAGGGCTGTTCATAAGACCCTTCTTAATAGCTTCTGCTTGATCCACATAAGCAAGAGAGTCCTCACGAGCTTTCCTTTTAACCCAAGTCATAAAGTCTTCTTGGGCGGTAGACTTAATGACTTCAGTTCCCTCAGCAGGAGTTTTCTTAGCTTTAGCTTGTAGTTCCTCTTCATACCTAGCTCTCAGCAATTTGGTATACTCAGGATCTTCAAGAGTTCTCATGAGGAGCTTATAGACACGAGCTCTAGCCTTGCTTACCTTTTGTTCATAGGAGCCTTCAAACTGATTAAGGAAGTTAGCTACCCTACTTCTACTAAGCCAATGACTTTCAAACTTGTCATTAGAGACAGAAGACCTAGCCATAGGCTTACCTTCTTCAATAATACCAGTAGCCTTATAGGTCTTCATAGCCGCAGATTCACCAATCATGCCCCTGTCTTGAGCCATGGTACCGTACCTGCCATAGAAGCTATTCATGTTTTCAACAATCTCTTCAAAGAGTTCGTTTCCATCAAGAGAGGTCTTATAGCCATCCCTTCGTCTACGAATCATCTCATCAAGATCATCTCTATCAATTCGAGTAGAATCAAGGAGCTTATTGATGTCATCAGCTACAATGTCAACATTACGCTCACCATTCTTTCTGTAGAAGTCTCTAGCTTCTTCAGCAGTCCTAGTAGTAGCCTTATTGTTGAATTGCTTATAGGTAGTTCTGTCGCCTCTTTCGGTCTTCCCTAGGGAATCCCAAATCTTCCTAAGGGCTTGTCCTGAAACGCCCTTAGTATTTACTTTGTCAATAGCCCCCTGAACAGTAATCGTGGGTAGCTTTTCCTCAAGTTTCTTAAGGGATTCGTTAAAGACTTTAGATGCCTTAGTATCCTTAAATACACCATTGACACCTGAAGAAATCTTTTCAGCGTACATCCTAGCACGCCTAGAGGCATCCCCTAGCTTAGTAGCATCGTCCTTAAACTTAGTTGCTCTGGCGACACCCTCAATGGATGCGCCAAAGGCCATGCCTGTGGCCATATCCATAAGAGCATCGTTGTCATCACCAGAGGTGTAGTTATTGAGCTGACCAGAGGCAACACCCATTACGGCGCCGTATCCAATCCTACCAATAGCGCTACTAGAGCCAAAAACAGGCAGTGCGGTAAGAGGATCACCAAACATAGCACCAGTGCCAGATACAAGATTGTTCCAAATACCTGCTTGTCCTTGAGCATCTCTATACTCCTGTACACTCTTAATTACCTCAAGGTTACTCTTAAAGTCTTCACTTGAAGAAGCTCCCTTGATAACAGCTCTGTATCTGTCAAGATTATACCCTAGTTGCTTTAGAGCGTCCCAACGTTCTTCATCAGTGGGGACATAGGTCTTTTCAGCAAAACCTTCCTCATAGCCCATAGCCTTTCGGATCTCTACAGCACCCCACTCATTAGTAAGACCTCCTACAAAACCAACTTCAGGTTGTTTCTTTTTGTTCTTCTCAAGCGCTTTCTCTTCAGCACCTGTGAGTCCTCTAGCGACGACAAACTTATCTGTAAAATAAAGACCAGGGTTAACAGTGTTCCACCCTAGATCTTCGGAAGAAGCATCTGGAAAGATAGGCATTAATCCTCCTTATTAAGGTATTCTGTATAACCCTTGACGTTATGCACAGTCTTTCTGACTAGCTTATCAACAACACCAATAGGCTCAACCTTAGTTCTAGATTGTTCATCAATGTATTTCATAAAGCCCTCACGAATACTCTTTCTATCCCACCTAGCCAGTAGAGACCTAGTGTCTGCATCAACAACTTCAAAAGAATCAGTCATAGGGTTGTAACCCTTAATGACACCTTCTTTTGCATCCTTCTTAAGGGTTTTGACTTTATTGGTTACTTCTTCCTCAAACCAGTCCTTAGTAGCCTCAGGCCTAACACCTTTAATCATAAAGAGCTTTGCAGGGATCCTAGAGTCATCAATTGAAATTGTTTCTTTGTCAAGATCCTCTCTTGCTCTATCCATAGCATCCTTTCTGGACATGCCAACATTCATGTAAGCATAAGTCCTATTAACCATGTATCCCTGAGAGTACAAATCCCCCTTAGCATCCTTGGCTAGATTGTCGTAGATCCTCTGTTGCTCCTGTCGACCTTCCCTAGTTTCACCTAGCTTCTTCTGTTGCTTGAGGGCACTCACACATTGATTATAGGTCATCCCAAGTTGGTTTGCATTCATCATTGCAAGGAGAACGTCCATATCATAGGAACCCATACCACCAAAGGCCGTAGCAAACTGCTTAGGGTTAGCCACATAAAAGCTATACATCTTGTCAAGGTAAGCGGGCTTTTCAATACTAGCGGCATTAGAGTTCTCAAGAGATAGGATATCTGCCTTAATAGCTCTAACAACATTGTTTCCTACCTTACTGAGATAGCTAGATGCAGGGTTATAACCACCAGTTGGATTGCAGGCCATCTCTAGAATGTCGTTCTCAGTAATCCTACCATCCTGAACAGCAAACATAAACTCTCTGTCAATATGCTCTTTAGTAGTCCCTACGACATTCTCAGGATTAGTCGGAAGACCCCTAAGCATGGACTCAATATAGTAATTCGCATTGAGGGATCTACCTTCTTCCTTAAGGGCATCAATTGAGTTAGCCGTGTTCTTAGCAATCAAGGCTCTCTGTTGATCCCTAGCACTTTGTAGTGATCTAGTAAGGTACTCTACTTCAGCGCTTACAACACCACCTGCCCTGTCCTTTGCAAGAGCAAGCTCCTGCTCAATAGAGCTTGTATCACCATTAGCTACCCAATTGTCAACCTTGAGAGCCTGAGAAGTCCAACGTTCAGCATCAGCCTTCCATGCGGCATTACTAGCGGTCTTGAGAGCTTTGTCCCAAGCAACAGCACCTACCATATCCCTTACAGAGCTCTTACCATCAAGAAAGTAAGGCTTCCAGTTCTCCAACTGCTGTAGGATATAGACACCATCCTCTCTACCTGCAATGTCCTCAAGGAGTCCAGAGACCATAGTTGCTTTATCTGCAGGAGAATAGTGGGCTAGCTTAGGGTTCTTTTCACCATCAAAGACATCGAGAATAGTTCCCACAACATAGGCCGCATTCTTAGATAGGTCGTTAACAGCACCTCTAACATCAGCCAAATCAACAAGTTTAGCCTGTTCCACAGACCACTTGTTATTAGACTGGATGTTCTGCAATAGAATCTTCTGTCTACTTTCAGGACTATCTGCATAGAAACCCTTAGAGAACCAAGAGTCTTCATTAATGTCGTACCCAAAGGAGTCTCTAACATCCTCCATGGCCTTACGGACATGTTTGAAATACTCTGCGTCGACTTCTTCAGGTGACTTTCCGTTAAACTCGTTTCTGTTTACTCTATCTTGGAAATCCTGTTCTGCAAGACTAAAAGCCAACTTACCATGCTGGTACTTAAGTCTAGACATAGAGACAGGGTCATACTGGAATGGAATGTTGTTGTTCTTAACATCCTCTTGGTACTCCTCAAGGGAGTGAGTACGCAGATACTCATCAGCTTGCTTAAAAGCCTTTTCCTTATAGGCGTCCGCTACAGTACCTAGCTTTTTAAACCCTTCAGCAACAGTAGACAACCAATCAACTTCTTCCTGAGGGGGCTTAAGGCGATCCTTAATGTTAACCTGAACACCCTTGGCTTCCCCTAGTTTAGTCATGTCCTGACTAAAGTAATTCCAATTATAAAACTCTTGCTTAGCAGAGGAAGCCCCTGCACTATTCTTATAAGCCATTAGTAAAAGTAACCTCCTCGTTCTCTAGGTAGTACATTAGAATTATAATAATTAGACCACTGTTGAATGAAGTCTACATAGGGCTTATACTGTTGGTAATTAGCCATTACGTTACCAAGGATGTTACCACCAGTATTGGATGCAATGGTCGCACTAGAGGACGCTCCGCTCATACCAGTAGATGCAAGTAGACCTGCGCCACCAAGACCTGCCAGTGCCCCTGAGGACAGACCCGTAGAAGCGGCAGTCGTAGCACCGCCAGCAACTACGCTATTAGCCGCGAGACCATAAGAAGACAGGAAGCCAGAACCTAGAGAGGTGCTAACCGCCCCTGCACCACCGATGCCTGCAGAAGCACCCGTAGCAGTAGACGCCGCGGCTGAAGAAGCGGCACCACCAAGTGCACCACCAACGGCACTACCAATACCTGCAGTAGCGGCACCCAAAGCGGCACCCGTAGTGACACCTTGGAAGAGCTGTGCATACAGTTTAGAGCCCTTAATAAAGCTATTAGATAGATTATCTCTAGCCTGCTCTACAGCGTTCTTAGTCTCAATGTAGAGAGCCTCCTTTTGAGACCTAACGTTCCACACATCAACCTCATAGGCTTCCTTTAGAGCAGTCTGTTGTCTAAGATTCGTGCCTCTAATAACCTGCCCAAGTTTGTCTTGAGTCCTGCCTTCCACACCCGATTCAGCCTGAGCCGCCTCAACTTGCGATTGGTTTTGGAAAGCATTCACCGACATGTTGAAAAGGTTGCCTACAGCAGAGTCATAAAGGGAGCGCTCTTGTCTATTCAGAGCGGCTTGATTGTAGTTGTAATTAAGTTGCATGTAATACATCTGCTTCTTAAAAGACTTAATCAGATTACGATTAGTCTTTGAAGCACTGTACAATGTACTACCACCACCAACTACTGCACCAACAGCGGCGCCTACTCCGATAACTACACCACTCATTCTTTAATCAATTCCTTTCTATTAGTTGTTAATAGCATCCACTCCGGAGTAAACTCTTTCTCACATTCCCTTAGGTCAACCTTATCAGTCCTAAAGCACATCGTAATGTGCGTGTCTTCAAGTGCCCTAAAGGCTTGCCTACGACCACCCTCAGCCTGAATGACGTTGTAACCCTTAAGCCTCCCTACAGTATTCCCTAGGGTAACATAACAATCCCCACTGACAATTACAGTAGTAGGGATCTTGATGTAAGCTCCAATAATGGCTACATCCTTAGGGATAAAACAGGTTCTGTAATACACCCCTTCATAAACAAAGTGTTCAATGGGGATTTCAACTTCATTACAGACACAACTCTCCATAGCATGAATTGCGATGTCACAAAGCATGTTATTCTGCTCAGGAGTTAAGGGTTTCAACTTCATACGCTACTATTCCTTCTAATGTAAAGACCTTCCCAACCACCTGAAATCAGGTTAATAGGCTGGACATTGTCGGAGCAGACAGTAATGACTACTTCATCATTATTGTCTTGAATTGGGAACTTAAACTTACCCGTGTAAACCTTGTTTGCCCCCAAGATAGTCGGAGATTCACCAAGGTTCCTACCAGTAAACCTATACTTAAAGTGCTTTTCCTTAAGGTCGTTATCAACCTTGCATTCAAATACACCAGACTTACTATAGTTCAGCCAGAAGTATCTAAGCTGTAGCCTACCTTCAATCTCAGAGATAACACCCCCAGTATCCGTATTCCTCTTAATGGACTGCTTAGAGAGAGTCACACAGAATTTGTAGGTAAGACCCACAAACACCTCGACACCCCTCATATCCCCTTGGATCCTAAAGACACCATTGGAATCCCAGTCAGTAACCTCAGTAACGTAACCGTCCTTAGTGACAATGAAATACTTATGATCCTTAGTAGACGGGATAGCACCGTAGATATCCATAAGAGACACCTCAGTGTAATCCTCATAGTCACTGTACTTGTTGGACTGAGGAATTGTGTACTTCTTCTTACGATCCATAAAGAGCCTAGTAGGCTCATCAGAGAAGTCAACAGCATTACCTGTCAACAATGCTTTCTCTAGATACAGACCATTCGGAGAGTTAATAAGAAGATAAATCTCTGAGTCAACAAACTCCGCTAGAAGAACCTCAGAATTCTTGTTTGCAAATTCCCACTTGAACCAAGCCTGCTGTTCACTAGTGGCGTTAACAAGAATAAATTTATAACAGTATACGATATTAGGGGTAGTAGAAGAGATAGCCGTAACTACGTTCTCCGTGGTGTTCCCAGAGAGTCTAGTGATGCCATTAGGAATGTACGTAGGCACATGTGCGGCTACGTCTTCAGCATCCTTAAGGTCAGCCATGTCCTGCAAAGAGTAGTAGCGCATCACAGAACAGTAGTTTACTCGATCATTCACAAAGAAGATCGAAGGGCCAATAGAGATAGGTTGAACATTCGTGTCATAGTCAAAGTTAGTGATCTGGTCACACTTGACACTCTTAGGGGTCATGACGCCATCACTAGACAACACAAACTGACCTTCACGGGAGAACAGCATAAGCTCTCTTGCAAATGGCACGGCATGAGTCAGAATGGCAACCTTATTAGAGGAAACCGAGACATCAATAGGGTCAGTGTCTGCAATAGCCGCAGAGGACTTAAACCAGAAATTAAAGAAGTCGTTGGTTGCACTAAGGATAATGGATTCATCAGAGATGACCCCTAGGCGATTACGATAGAAGAAGATGTCATTGATCTTCCTACCAATGAAAGATGGATCAGGGTTAGTGTCTTCATTACCCGCACCTCTATCAACCCACGGGAGCTTCTTAAGAAGAAAACTACCATCCTCCTGCCTAACAATAGCATGAGGCATATTCTTAGGGTTGATCTTAGTGGGGATCCTAGGTGCTACAGTTTCCTTCCACACCTTATGTTTGTCGTCCCACTTTACATAGAAGTCGTCATCTTCGGAATTCTTTTCCCCAGACACCTGCATGATGTAATCCTCAGGGGCAATCGGAGGGAGCTTATTAACAGCCGTAACCTTACCCATGTAAGCAATAGCGTTCTGGTTACCAAAGCCGTCCTTAACAAGGACATTAGGAGGATCCCACCCAGACTTAGACTGAATCGTAATAACAGAGTCACCAACTAGACCTACGTTATAGGAGCTCATGCTTGCACTAGACCTAGAGTAACCCATAGACGCTCTACCACCTTCCTGATTCAACAGGGCATCATAGGTACCGCCAACGTCAGGGTTAGTGCCATTAGGTTTCTTACCAGTGTTAAGAAGTGCATACAATGCTCTTGCAATAAAGGCAGTAGTAGCCTGCACAGCCTGCTTAGCCTCACCACCGTCAGGTGTAATAACGCCGCACATATACTCGCCATCCACATAAATGGCGTAAGTCTTAGCATACTGGGCATTCTTGATGTACACCAGAGCAGTATCCTTTTTACCCGCAGGCGACATTCCTTCTACAGCACCAACCTCCTTCTCAGTGTTCAAGACAAAGGTGTAGTCAGCAACAGTAACTGCCTTTAGTTTGCCCTTAGGGTCACTAGTGGTAATGTACTGTTTTGACTCATCATCTTCAAACGTGCATGTCCTAGGCTCACCATTAAGATCAAAAATCTGATACTCCCCAGAGCCAATCTGGAGAATGTACTTTTCATGTTCGTCTCTATTGATTACATGATACTTCTTCTTTGTAGCATCAACACGATCAGACAAACGTTTGATTGCAAGAGTCGGAGGTCTCTTTTGTAGACCCTCAACTTCATTAGGAAACCCATTGACAAGCTCAGTTACCTGATCGGGAAACCTGATGATGTCAGGTTGTTGAGAGACACCACCTTTAAATGAGTGAATGCTTTGAGATACTAGAGGCATGTTTAGCTCCTCTGAGTCTGCTGACTGATGAACTGGTCATCATTGAGGATGTTATAGTTACCATCCGTCAGTTCATAGTCTACAATGTCTGCATAAGCCGCACTCTCCTCTAGCTGAAGGTGTGCGTCGATGTCCGCAGAGGTAAGATACCTCATCTGAAAGACTCTACTGGCTCTAACAGTAATATACTTTCTGAAGACCTGAGGAAGCTCCTCAAAAGGGAGTTCCCTGACAAGTTCATCCAGAGTAATGCCTTCAGGGAACTCTAGATTCCCTGAATCAAGATCATAAAAATAGCCTTCTCTGCTCACGAACTTATAGCTAGTAGAGACAGCCCTTAGGAAGTCTCTGCCATAAGCAACTTTGTTAGTAAAAGAGTCAGGCTTCAAGGTAACACTGGTGAGAGTGTTAAAGCTGTAACCCCTAGACTGGATCTCTTGACTGACAGCCTTAAGGATTCTTACAGCATTCAGCACATCCACATTAGCATCATCCTCAAGAGAATTAACAGGGCTAGAGCCTACGGATGACAAAATTTCATTTACTGCATCAAGTTCAGTGCTAGGAGTTACAATCATTATTCTTCCTTGTTGTTATTCTTTTCGACGGTTCTTCGAGGCTTAACAGGCTTCGCAGTTGCACTAAGGAGACCCAGTTCTTGAGCCTCCTCGGGGGTAAGCTGATACCCCCACTTGTGCACCTGACAGAAGTAAGTAGTCTCGTAAGCCTTCTTTACTTCTTCAATGGTCATCTATTAAACCTGAGCTTCCTTAACAAAGATACCGACAGCTTCAGGACGAAGACCGCCGTGACCCCAAACGGACATACTTGTCCGCTAGACTATCGCTTACCCCTTAGGGTTCTTTTCATTTAGTCGTTGCTTGTGCCAATAAAGGATCATCTCAGCATCATGCCTTTTGAGTCTAAGATGCGGGATGATTGCCTTTAATACTTTAGTAGCAGTTCCGTAGAACGATGCACCAAAGTTTAATTTAAACTCTTTAATATTTTCTTTTGTTGTCTTGTAGATCTTACCACCATAGGTGTTTTGGATTAGCTCTACAGAACATACATCAGATTTTTGTACATGGATCTTAAGCCAATGTTCCCCATCGGAACACCTTAGATATCCATCGCCATCAATGTATCCTGCTAACCATGCAGGGCTAGCATTCTTTTTGTATCTAGTTGGGCCTGTATCAGCCCTAGATTCTTTAGCAAACTTCCTAAGCTCATCCACCTGCTCTTGGGTGAGATTAACTCCTGAAAGTTCTCTACGTTTATCAAGCATTCTTTGGAAATGCTTTCCTTTAATCACCATGTGTTTGATGATGTGTGGCAAGAACTTTTCTAAGTCATTCTTACTCGACACCCGCCAACACTTTTGATTCTTAACTTCTATATTGTGGATGCTCCCTACATCGTAGGCATCTCTTAGATCTTGAAGGAGCTTAAAGCCTCTCCCTCTATTGTCGATCTGAACAATTGAAAACTGTAGACATATACGAAAATGACCGTCTACAGTCTTATTAAAGTAAAAGCTAAGGGCTCCGTCTGCATCTACGAACCCCGCAACATATTTATTTAGAGTTTCATTATAGTTACTCATCTCTGTATACACCTATACTGTTTTATGAGTTATTTGGCTTCAATCGGGTTGTCTAAAAAGAGTTTCCCGTTATTTAGAAAAGATTACGCGACAGGTTAGTTTATCGCGTACTTGGCAATGATCTGATCAGCCTGATATTCAGCTCGACGAGCACGTTCCATAGCGAGATCCTTGAGCTTCACCGTACCAACAGCGGAACGATGGAAGACAATGCCCTGAAGGCCCGCAGTCTTGATCTTCGTATTAAGAGCATGCTTGCCATCAATACCATCATTCAGGAGGTGCGGAACTTCAATGACTTCAAAGCCGCAAATCGTCTGGAGCTTGCCCGTGTTCGGATCAAAGAGGGCATGATAGTTAGCCGCATCAGGCATAAGAGCCTTCATGACAGCAGAGTAACCTTCAGGCGTGAGGAGGCAATAGCGGTCACCCTGCGGGACGTAGTTCTTCGTCATCTGAGCACGAGCCGCGAGGAGACCCTCAAGGATCTTATTGCCATACGTAGCTTCCTGCGTAACATCAAGACCCGTAACAAACTCAAAGGCCTTACCCGTACCGAGAACCTTGTCGGCATCCTCACCATTGTCGGGAATGTTGCCATCCTTGAACTTAGCGTCCTTAGCGGCCTCATTGGCAAGCTCATTGATAATAGCACAGTCAGCGCCCATAGCGAGAGCTTCACCAAGCTGACGAGAGTATTCAACTCGAACGTCATAATGGTTCATCGCATCGTCGATATCCGTGATAAGGCAGTCAGCCGTAAGGAGACCGTCAATAGCGATGACACGTTCATTGTGTTCCATCTTCTTACGCTGGTCATCAAGGGAGTTACCCGGAGCAAGATACTTAGCACGGGTACGACCCATCACAGCGAACGAGGCACTCTTCAATGCCTCACGTTTCACATAGACGTTACTCTATGCTCCAAATAGGATGCTGTGGAATCCTATTCAGCATACGGTTTCCCGTATGTTCAGACTATATCTTAACAATTGTTCCCATGCTCTTCCAAATATCGGATAGCATTTTCTAATCTATAAGGAGAGTCCTTAAGAAGACCTATTGCAGTATTACACTGCATACAAAGAATGCCTCGTAGTTTACCTGTTTTGTGGTCATGGTCTGCCGCAGGTTTTGTATATCGTGAACTTCCAAACTCACACCCACAAATAGCACATTTACCGCCTTGCAAGATCCAAGCCCTTTCGTAGTCTTCAGGAGACCATCCAGTAGCTCTAAGACGGATCTTAGCTTTCACACATTCTTTACACGAGTTTCGAATACTGATGTATTCTTCACCATTCTTTTGCTTATCCTTGCGAATGTAGAAGTCCTCCACGGGTTTCTTCTGTCCGCAAGTAGCACAAATCTTCCAGCCTCTTTCGAGAGCTTCTTTAATATTTTTACGCAATTGTTGTTCCCATTTCGAGTACCACTTGGTACCCTACGTTATAAAACTAGTCGTTGAACCTTCCCTTCTTTCGACAGGGCTTGGCTTCTGATTGGCTTAGGCATTACCCCTTAGCTTTCCAGAAGTTAAAGAACTTTAGGCACAGCAAGACTTAACCGTGCGAAATCGTTCGAACCTGATGACGAGACATCATAACGGAGGTGCGAGCAAAAGCAGTCAGAACTTCACCCGTGAAGACCTTCATAAAGAGTGCATCACGATCGCCCGCAGAGAGAGCCTGACCAAGATTGGAAATACCAGTAGCAGCAAGAGCAGCCATTTTTAATTATTTTCCTTTTGAATTATATAAGATTTGTTGTTGTTGATAAAATTAAACACTAGTGGCCCACATTCTCTGTTCGACCTGTCGGGTGTATTCAGGATCCCTGCCATAGCGCTTATCGCTCATAGCCTCGATCACTTCAGATTTGTTTGCAAACCCCTTAGGACGATTCACAGGAGTGGCCGTACCGCCATGAATAGACTTATTAGCGGTACCCATCTTGGAAGTCATCTTAGACTTCATGCCTTCAAGCATGAGGGAGACAGCTTCCAGATTATTGTTGTCGATTGCTCTGTTAAAGGAGTCAATCGTCTTCTGAGGGAGATTCTTGGATGCCCAATCGACAATCCGATTGTACTCCTTAGTACCCCCTACGGAATCATAAACAGCCTCAGTGAAGCGAGATTCAAGAGCCTTTCGACTCTCAATGAAACCCTCGATAACCTCAGAAGGATAACCTGCCTTCTCAAGTTCAGCAACGGTTTCATCGGAGAGCTTGCCATGCTCCTGATATTCTCGGACAGCCTTATTGAAGTCAACACCCTTTTCCTTAAGGGAGGTCTTCACGGCATCAATAGCCTTTTCGTGCTTCTCTACTTCTTCCTGAAGATTCTCTTGATCTTCATTTCGATCACGAACAGCCACATCATCAGAGTGGTCTTCAGTTCCATTAGCTTGTTCTTCATTATGTTCTTCCCCCGACTTTTCGTTCTGAAGAAGGGGGTCTCCAATATCAGGGTCAACCTCAATCTGAGTCGTAGAAGACTCCATGATCTCGATACCCTGTGCTTCAGCCTCCTCAGTGAGAGACTGAGGTTCATTAAAGTCAGTCATTAATTATCCTTTAGTTATTCAGGTGCTAGCTATGCTAGCTGTGCCTGCTGTGCTAGTGTTCTAGCTGTGCTTCATTGACAGCCATCTGTGCACCTGCGTCAATACCCTGTTGCTGGGCATACTGTTCCATAGCGGCCTGTTGTTCTGCCTGAAGTTCCTCAGGAGTCTTCACTAGACCCGTAGCATCAATATGAGCCGCCGCAAAAATCCTAGTAGCAAGATTACCAACGTTGAGAGCCTGTAGAAACTCAGGGAACTGTTGCATCAACTGCAAAGCCTGAGCTAGATTGTTAAGATCCTGCCCTCTACCAAGAGCATCAATACCCGTGATGATGGAGGGCTCAATCTCTGCAATACTCTCGTCAACCACAGGGAGCAAACCCTGAGATTGCATCTGATTGTAGACACAAGCAACGAGAGGAAGCTGTAGCTCCTGAGACAGGAGAGAATAGACACCACCTAGGGTATCCTCTAGTTCACCCGCAACATACCTAATCTCTTCTGCGGTAACTCTGTCTCTACCTACAGCACCACTCTGGACTGCAGAGTTCAAGAGGAACGCATAAGACAAACGAGACTCAATCTGTTGAGCAGTAGTGAGTACCGTCTGCATATCCATGCTCTTATTGAGTTGCATGGGAACAACGTCCTCCATACGACCTCTAACAAAAGCACCGTTCTCTGCCTTAGCCAAAGCCCTGATGTTCGTCTGACAAGCAGGAGACACGAGGTAGAGAACCTTAGAGGCAATCATGGAGATATCCACAATGCTCTTAGAGAGATTCTCAAGGGAGATAAGGTCTCCTAGATAATCCTCAACAAAGGATCTACCGTAGTGTTCACCGTCCTTCTTATTGAATCTAAGAGGAATCCAAGGACTCTTGTTTGCAGGATAAGTCTGCTCACTACCTGCAACAGGTTCGCCTTCAATCTCCTGATAGGATTCCCACTGATAGGTGTCACCACTAGCCACACGGTAAATGTGAGTATAGATGTCTACCTTTTCGTTGATAGTCGGTTCACCAGAATCAGGGAGAACAGACTGCATGGAATCAGGAAGACTACCACGGGAAACAGTGTCCTTAGCAACAATCTGAAGGACGTTGCCGATGGTGTCTCTCTGAACAGCGTACTCACGAAGAGTATAGCACCTCATACCACCTTCAGCAGGAGGCAGGAACAGAAGCGCATTGCCTGCAATAATAAGTTGCTTAATAGCTTCAAAAAGAGTCGGCCTAAGAGACTGAGACTCCATATACTTAATCATCTGTTGTTCCATCATGGACAAACCGTATTCGATATTGTCCTTCAGCTGGTCGTCAGCAGACTCATTAAGAGCTACAGTCGACTCCGCGTCCAACCCCAGTCTAAAGAAAGGTTGATTAGGAGGCAACAGAGAAAGAAGGAGCTTAGAGGCAAGATTATTAAGACCCCTAGCACCCACAGAATTATAAGGAGTGGAATAGTTAGTACCACCATCATCAGACTCCTTAGGAAAGAGCATAGGGATCGTGTAGGTTGCACACTTCTCTGCTCTCTGTGTGTACGGGTCTCTGTCTGTCGTGAGTTTGTCATAGGTCGTCTTAGCTCCTTCAAGAGGGATATTTCCTGCGGTATGTTCACTAGTTGCCATTCCAACCGTCCCATCCATCATTCAATGATTGATTACCAACCATCATAACCCTCCATGTTAGACAAGGTTACGGCCTGCACCTGCAGACACATCAGCATTCCCTGCCTTCTTAATTCTAAGACCCTTCTTACCCTTACGAAGCTGAACCTTTTCGGTTTCTTCCTTCTTCTCAGCTTCACCCTCAGGGTTCGTAAGCTCAAGCTCAGGAGCAGGCGTAGGAGCCTCAGGGGCACTCTGACCACCGTTGCCTATACCAGTCACCTTATAGACAACCTTCTTAAAGGCCTTCTTAACACCACTAAAAAGTCCCATTAAATTTCCTTATAAAAAGTTTTGTATGAAGAGTAACCCAAGTGTTTCTCATAGGTATTTTCCAACATCTTGTTGTTGAGCGTATTAGCATTAGAGAAGGCCAGTAGTCTTACGTTAGTACACGCTCTATTTTCAAGAGCATAAGCCATTGCTCTAGACAAACCAAGACCCTTTTGGAAAGCTACAGTGCACTCTTCATTTAGAAAAGTTACTCCCTCAGGTGCATACCAAGGTCTCCCCCTAGACACTAGGGATGCACCCGAGAGAGCATTTTCTTTGTTATAGAAAACAAGGACGATGAAGTCTTCAAATTCACCACTAATGACACCCTTAAGAAACTTACGCACTACCTTTACGTCAGCATATTTCTTAATGAAAGGGAGGGAGTCAGGGTCATCTTTGATGATCTTCGCACCCTTGTCGATGATCTGTTCTAGGATGTCACCATCATTAGGTTGCAAGACACCAATCCTAGACACGTTACTTAGGGATGTTAGTCCCTCTGCCAGAACCCACATAGTTAATCCTCAGGGCCTTCTTGCCCTTGTTCTTCTTGTGTTCCGCAGTTTCTTCAGCACCCATTTCAGGAGCCTCAGGTTCGAGTACAGGTTGCTCAATGGCAGGAGCCTGAACCTTAACCTCAGGAGCCTTAGGTTTACTAAAGAGTCCACCCATCAGTTATCTCCATTCTGTTTGTCGTGTTTATTTCTAAGGTAGGTAACAACCTGTTGAATACCTAGAAGAGTCTCATTACTCTTTTCATACCAAATCATCTTTCGAATATCAAAGATATCCTCAAGTCTCTCAATGAGATCCTTAGGAACATAAGGAAACTCTTCTTCTTCAACAACGTTGTTTTCTTCTTTGTTCATGTCTTCCTCCTACCTAGGACTATTGATTTAATTAAAAATAGCCCTAGGGGTATTAGTATTGATTAAAAGGGGTTGTACTTCTTGGGAAAGCCCTCAGATTCACCTAAAGGGTAATCTTCATAGTGCAAGATTCTAGCCATAGTTGCCTCTCTAATGGCATCCTCTTCAGTAAGACCCTGAGACTTGAAGGCTTTCAAAACCTCAGGCCACCATTCAGAATCAGGATGCCCGTTAAGGAGCTTATTGGCTTTTACAGGGCCATAAGTGGGACATCCCTTATAGCCGTCTGTAACGTCCCCTACTAGGGTCTGATAGCACAGCCATTTCTTGGAGTCCTTCTCAGTGATGTTATGCAAGACATCATTACCGAAATCATAGAAGTAACCGGGGATTGTCTTGAAATCCTTGTCCATAGACACTGCGACACAAATATCTTTATAGACAGGACTGGTGCAGTAGATACCCACAACATCATCAGCTTCAAGGTACTTGACTGTATGAGAAATGTAGGTTTCTTTAATCTTGTCTACAAGACCTTTGTAACAACAAGGTTTACGATTAGATCGCCTATTGGACTTATAGTCAGGATTGTAGGCTTTCCTAAAGTTATCCTCATCGGAGAAACAGAATACATAGGTAATCTCTTCACCAACAAAATGCTTATTCAGCTTCTCATCAATAGCAATAAGCATGTCGGTAAAGTAATCCCACGCGTCATCTACTTCAGCATGACAAGTCCAAAGACCATCCCCCCAGTCGATATCCTTCTGGACAGCAGAGGACGCCTTAAAGGCTAGAATATCACCATCTACAAAAGCATATCTCATTATTCACAAGCCTTAAGAATAGCGTATGCCTTACAAGTGAGCCTCCAATAATTAGTGGCTTCATTATAGTAATTAATGGCCGTAATATGTCCCCTAGATGCCGCCTCAGCAATCAGCTTGGCATTCTCACGACAGAAGTCCGCCTGAAGTTTCGGATTGTTCTGGTCAATATACTTAAGAAAACTAAGATACTTATTCATTTTCTTTCTGAGGTCCCTCATAGTAAACACTCTCTTCTTCCCAATCAACTTCATAGCCAAGACGTTCAAGAATCTCATAAAAGATTTCTTTGTCAGTCCAGTCTTCATAGAGTTTACAGGGGTTTGGAATGTGCATAAAAAGCAGTTTACCGTTCAATCGAACTTCGGCACCACCTGCAGTCCCATAAACGGGATCCGTCTTATAGAGCCACTTAATGTCAACAGTGCTCTTTTTGTTGGTCTTACACAAAGCCATTACCTCCTTAGGTTCATTCTTCTTAAGAACCCTTTCAATCTCTTCTACGGTCATAGGTCTACGAATCATAGCTACTCCTTAGTGACAATCGAACCAGTTGGAACCAATTTTACCCTCAGTGTCCAACTGGCAGTTAAACTTAAAGAACTCCTGAGTCTGTCTCATGGATTCCTGTGCAATCCTTACGCAGTCCTCTGCGATTTCCCTTGTGCGACAGGCGATTTGGGTCTCATCGTGCACCCACGCCATCATGGCAAAGTCTCCATCCCAACCATGCTTGTAGCCTGCTTTACGCATATTCTCCTCAACAAGACACACCCACTTCTTGCAGATAAGGGCACCTGCAGACTGAAGAAGGGTATTCAAAGCCGAGTGAGGGCTTCGCACATAAACAACCCTGCGATCAAGCCCAAGAATACTATGAGTAATACTAAGATTGCTGTTATCAGGGTGAACACGTTTCCTCCAAGTTACCTTATTGACACCTCCGACCCACTCAGAGGCTGTAATGAGAGTTCTTTCAATATCTGAGCAGAGTTCCTTATAGGCAGGTACTGCATTAAAGAATCTCTCCTTAAGAGCCTTACCGTCCTTTGCAGTACCGTTGATGACTTCTCCGAGCTTACCGTCGCCACCACCATACATCATGCAGTAGATCATAGTCTTCGCTTGATCTCTTGTAGGCAACCCTGCCATCTTCTGGTTATGGGTATGAATGTCACCATTCAAGATCTCATTCACGTATTCCCCATGGTCATAAGGATAGAGAAAATGAGCAAAGCACCTAAGCTCAAGACCTGAAGCGTCGATGCCCGCTTCATACCATCCAGTAGGTACTCTAAAAAGAGACCTACATTCCTCCCCATAAGGAGATCTGCCTGCAGGTACCTGTGCAACATTAGGATAAGCATGAGTTGCACGACCAGTGACAGCCCCATTAGGATTAACAGAACCGTGAATGCGAGTGTAACCATCAGGATCATCCTTCATCAACTTTAGCCACGCATTGTCACCCTCAGCAAGCTGTGCAATGCGCTTGTTAATAAGCAAATACTCCAAGATGTCCTCAGTAAGATCAATACCCTTAGCAGTCTTCAGAGTCTCTTCATCAACCTTAGGGGCACCTGTAGGAGTCATTTCAGTAGGCTCCCAGCCTCGATCCATGAGAACCTTGGCAATGTGTTGGCGACTATTGGGGTTAAAGGTAACCTCTTCATACTGAGGATAAGGGACACCCGCCTTAATGCCACGCTTAGCGTTATCCCGCTTATAGATCTTGTCTCCCTTATAGACAGTCCAAGACCCACCTTTGGAAACAAGGTTCTCATAAAGAACCTGTCGCTTACCTGCCAATTCGGAATAGAGTTTGGTTGCTTGATCTTTATCAAAGACAAACCCATTGCGTTCCTGCTTAGCCATCACCCAAGCAATGTCATGCTCAAGCTGGATTGCCTTAAGGGGGTAACCCTTGGCCATCAGCTTCTGGAACAACTTAAGGGTAACCACAACGTCCTGCTTGTTGTACTCATACATCTCATGAGTAAACTTGTCCCAAGCACCCTCATGTTCGCCATAGGTGCCCTTCAGTTCACCCATACGGTAACCATAAGCCTTCAAGCTGTGTGAACCATAGAGAGCCTTAGGGAGCCTACCAGAACGCATAAGACCAACGTCAGTGTCCTTGATATTCGAGTAGATCAAACGAGCAAGTACAAGAGTGTCAATACAGACATCTCGAACATCAAATGCAAACCTCTCCCCCTTGAGCTTCTTAAGAGCAGGGATGTCGAATTTGCAGATATTGTGTCCAACGATGCTGTACCCACTAGTACCATACTTATTCAGCGCATCGAAGAACTCATCAAGATCAGTGTAACCAGTGTACAAGTCAGTATAGGAGTCGTACAACCAACCACACCAAAACCTCTTGGTCGTATCAAGCAACCCATCAGTTTCAATATCGAACACAATAAATTTGTCTTTAATTGTCAGCATTTTCTATTCCTTAAATAGCCTTGCTTATTTCTTAAATAGCTGTGCTAAAAAGATCCTACAGGAACACCAGAAGGGAGATTCCTGTAATGGTAATCAACCACATTGCAATCACGTAGATCGCGAATACCCGAAAGCTCAGGTCTCTGTACTCAGCAGAATCCTGATGATCAGAGGCTAGAAGCACAGGAGCAATAGGAAGTAACAGGATAATCCAAAAGCATGAAAGGGCACGATCCTTAAGAGACATGTCCTTGTCGTAATACCAGAAAGTAAGTGGGGAAATAAACTCTTTAAAACTCATTATCAAAACTCCGATTCAAAGGGGCAATCTTCAGACCCCTGTGGGCAATCCTTGAGTCTACCTGTTTCAGGGTCATACTCAAGGTATCCACTGATACCAGTGTCCCCGCAAAAGCGATTCTTCAAGACCCTAAGAGTCAATACATTAGGGTTATCACCCTGTTGGTTCCTCTCAAGACCAATCACCATGTCAGAGAGCTGAGCAATAGCCCCAGACCCCCTAAGTTGACTCAAGGATACCTGTGCCCCCTCTTCGTGTCCCTTCTTCTCAGGACGCTTAAGATGAGACACTACGAACATGGTAGCCCCCGTCTCTTCCACAAGAGAACGAAGGTTAGTCATAAGTTTGTCAATAGCCTTACGTTCACCACCATCCTCATCAGTGTCCATACCAGAGACCACAATTGAGATATGATCAAGGAAGATACGCTTGCACCCTAGGGACACAATCATATACCTGAGCTTACTAAGCAGATTGCCTGAATCAAGAGACCCAAAATGGTCGTACAGGAAGAAGTTCCCGTTTCCAATAGTCTCCGCAAAAGCTCGGCTTCGTTCATCTTCATCTGTACCCTCAGGGTCGAGTATGAGTCGCTTGTTAAGATGAATCGACATGAGTTCCATCCCAGTTTTGCGAGTAGATTCTTCAAGAGCAACAATTCCGCATAGTTCTCCCCTGTGAACACCAAAGTAGTATTCGAGTTCTCTGAGTATTGTGGACTTTCCCATACCACTTCCACTTGTGAAGACATACAGTTCACCATGTCTAGCTCCTTTAGTTTTGTTCTGAAGAGCAACCCAAGGGTACTCCACAGAATCCTTAAGGTCATCAATGTCAGTTACGCATTTCTCATAGAGATCAGTACCTGAAACAATTCCATCGGGTCTATACGGCTTGGCGTTCCATACAGCTTGAAGAACTTCAGACCCCTTGCCTTCACTAAGGCACTCATTAGGATCCTTACAAGGAAGATTAGCAATATATGCCTTACCTGCAGGCAGGATCTTTGCACACTCTTCACTAGCTTTTCTACCCGGATCATCCATGTCAAACATTAGGATGACTTCTTCGAAATTTTCTAAATACTCAAGGTTTGCCTCAATGGCCTTCTTTGCCGCTTGTGCACCATTAGGGATACTCACAACAGGCCACTTGTTACCCTGAAGTTGGCTCACAGTAAGACAATCAATCTCACCTTCAGTAATGACGATCTTCTTACCGCTAGCCCACAATTGGGAACCATAAAGCCTATTAGAGATGCTCCCAAGGACAGCAAAGGACTTATCGGGGAACCTGAGCTTCTGCCCCACAAGGTTCCCCGAATCGTCATAGTAACACGCTACTTGGCAAGGCTTCCCTTTGTAAACAGTAGAAAAATACTTGAATTTAGAACAAGTATCTTTACCAATACAACGCTTAGTAAGGGAAACCTCTTCAAGATCTTCAAAAGGAATACACTCCTTAGACACTCTAACCTCCTCACTCTTTACAGACCCATCAGGTCTAAAATAAGTATTACAAGAATAACAATACCTATGGCCATCACTAAAGACCCCACAGGCGTCAGAAGAGCCGCATTTAGGACAAGGTTCATGATAAAGGAATGTACTCTCTTGATTCATCTTTTAATAACCCAGTTTACAACGAAGGCTCTCCCAGCCGTACAGGTTTCTATGGTACCGCATGTCTCCTGCCCAAATACAGGGGTGCTCCATGGGTGACATATGACCTGCGTCAAGAAGCCTTCGTGCCAGCTTCTTGTCCTTGTGTTCGTCAGGACAAGATCCGTCGTGGTTGTTGTAAGACACTCTCGCACAACGTGCAGAGGAAATAAGCATGAGATCATTAATGAGGACTTCAGAAGAACTAAACGAGTTCATGCAGTGTCTGTCTACTTCCTCTTGGGTGATAAAGGGAAGACTAACATACTTCCCACAAATATGGTAGACACTAATGATAGTATTGCCTACCTTGTCCATCTCACCCTTAATGGCCCTTGCAAGATCCTGCATCTCAGGCTGTGCATCGCTGGCAAGCCTAAGATGCAGGAAGTTCTCCCATTCAGTAGCAGTAACAATCACGTTAATGTACTGGAAGGGTTCAAGGATTCTATTGACGTGTTGCTTATGGACACCAAGAGCAACCATGGATTCTGCTACAGCTACAGAATTGTCTACAGCTTTAAGCCAAAGATCCTTAAAAGACTCATAGGTATCCTCAGAAGCCTCAACAGTACCAACCATGCCAGATTGATTCATATAGACGTTAGAAGGGATAAAGGGGTCATTTCGCACTTGCTCAATAACCTTAGCTACAGGGATAGCACGGGAGCTACTTGCATTGCGACTAAAGACCCTGTGAGTCATGAATTCACTATGGATCATCCTAGGATACCTAAGGACGAACGTATAGAGATTATCCTGATGGCAGATGCAAAGGGCTTCACTAGATCCAACTTTAGTAGTCATTATCTTCCTCATCATAGTCGTCGTCTTCATCCTCGTCGTCTTCTTCATCAAGGGACTCAAGATATTCCTGATACTCGTCTTCCCAACGAGCCTCCCAATCAGATTCCATTCGATCAAGTTCCTTCTGAGTCTGCATAATTGCCTCTCTTTTTTAAAGAAAATAAATGGTACCCTAGGAGGGAATCGAACCCTCACGAGCCTTGCTTCTCCACTGATTCTAATTCAGTTGCGTATACCATTTCGCCACTAGGGTATTTTTCTGTGGGGGGGTAACCGTTGCCCCATTCGGATCTATTTCGGTAGACATCCTATTCGGGAGCTACCCGACCTGCTAAGAGCCGTAGGACTTCCTCACTTCATCCTATGATGAGAGGAGTACAATCAAACAGCGTATTTGGTACGGCGTGGAGGAATCGAACCCCTTGGCTCCTTCCCGATGTTTTATGCCGATAGTTTAGAAGACTATTTCGGGGGCACGCCGTGTAAGTTAATAGTATTCCGTAATCTGACGAGAGTTAGCCTTACGGATCTTGTAGTAAGTAAAGCCACTCTTAGGATTCGCATCCATCACAGGCGCTCTGATGGTAATATCATCATTGTACCCGTCATACGTGTAGTAAACGATGTAGTAGATGGGCTCATCTGCAGTTGCATCAAAGAATACACAAGAGCATTCGCGGGTAAAGCCAGAAGCACTGAGAATTTTAATCTCATCCCTATAGTATTGCTTGTCATCCACCGCCGCACATCCTGAATTACCAATAAGAGCTTCAATATCCCACTTATTAAGTACGATGTAGTTTTCTTCCATAGTGTCCTCACTTGTGTAAGTCGATTATTGCTTCAAGTCGTCTATTGGTGTCTCTGAGTATCTTAACACCTTCCCCGTGTAGTTCTGCACCTTCTGACAGTAGGTTTCTACACTGGATGATTGACTCTGCATAAGCTCTATCGGTATGTTGCATGATGGCTTTGTTTCCTGCATTGATGTTGTACTGCAGGCGGTTAACCCGCTTATCAATAGCAGATTGCACAGCATCAGTGGTAGCCATGTCTTTAAGAAGTAAGTTAATCGTCGCATCCTTTCTTTCCTGTAGAGTCTTTAGTTCCGTTAAGTGAGTCCTTTGTTCCTCTAGGAGAATCTCTTGATTTCTTTTTTCCTCAATAGATTCACCTAGAGCCAGTCCCAGAATGAACGCAAGGATAACCATAAGAGATTTCACATACTGCATACTATCTCCCTAGGAGTATTGATTTTATTCAATGCGGACAACATCCCCTTCTTCAGGGTCTCCATTAAAGTCCTTAAAGACACCCTTAGAGAAGACTACCTTACTCCAGAACGCCTCAGTATCTTCATACCTAGCAAACTTAGCACCCTTATACCATCCCTTAACATCAAAGCAAGGGCAGTCTTTGTGGACGCCTGCAAAATCTCTGTGGCCAAGTACATCGACCTCATCTTTATAGTACCCTCTAAGGTAATCCAGTAGACATTTAAGAGACTCCTTCTGCTCCTCTGTAAAGTTATCTACGGACTTGCCCTTAGCATCCACACCACCAATGAGGCAGATACCAACAGAACAATTGTTGTAACCCTTTACATGAGAACCAATGGCCTCTAGGGGCCTACCGCGTTGGATAGTTCCGTCAGTAAGAATTACAAAATGATAACCGATACCCAACCACCCCTGCTGTCTGTGCATCTGGTCAATGGTTTTCCACGTAAAAGATGGCACATTCTGAGTGGCAGAGCAGTGAACGACAAGATATTTAGTAGTCTCTCTATTCTTATAAGAGACAAAAGATTTATGCTCCTCAATCTTTGGAGCCTTGAAAGAAACCATATTTTAATTAACCTTTATTAAGAAGAATCCCTTCAGGGATTACCTTGGGATCCTCTTTAATCCATTCAAGGGGGATTGTTTTGTCTGAATACTTGATCCCATTCTTTTCACAAAAGGACGCATAAGTTGTTTTGCTTCCTTTGTAAATAGGGGTTTTGGATCTGCTAAAGACAAAGCGAATGTCCAACTCGGGGTGTTGAGCCTTAATTAAAATATGTTTCTTCCTATCTTCAGAATCCCATACACCTTTAGTTTCTATGAGAATCCCATTAGGCAAGACGAAGTCAGGAGTATATTTGTGCTTACTTTCGGGCACAATATACTCCAAATACTTCTCCTCATAATGAGGCTCAATACCGAAGGCCCTGAGGGAGTCTGAGACTTTCTCCTCAAGGCCACTTCGGTAAGTTCCCCTGTTGTGCATCCTCTTTTTACTATAGGCCGCACTACGGGTAGTCATTTACTCTTGTATTCCTTTACTCCTCTTTATGCTCCTTAAGCAGGTTGCTACGAGAAGGGAGCATAATCCTACATCCTTCATGAACCTCATCTTCATAAATGTCATACTCATAAGAGCCGAAAACTCGAATGAAGTATTTATTGTCCCTATCGCTCCAATCGGGCAGGATTTGTCCAATCATAAGGTCGGGACGGCAGAAGCACTCTGCAGATTCATCAACAGGATCAAACATGACAAGGACACAGGCACCCTCAACACCACTAAGATCCTTGCTAAGGAATTCATCAATGCTGTAAGGCTTATCGTACTCGACACCTTCTTCGTCTTCAAAGATAAGATCCTTATCCTTGACATAGAACGTGAACGAGTAGGGCATCACACCGTAGATGAACTTAGCGTCATAGAAAGCGGTGGTGTTCTTGAAGTCCTTCTTATCGTTCCCAGCAAAGGAGCAGTAAAAGTCAATTGGTGCCTTACCATACTTTTCAATGTGCCAGTTGTAAGTCTCAATTGCGGACTCAAGAGCCTTTTCAAGACCTTCGTCAGTAAGGAGGAGACCAAGCCCCTCACGCAGTTTATGGCCGAAAGCAAACTTAATCATTTAGAAATCTCCGGGAACGTCATCGTCAATATCTTCAAAGCTCTTAGAGGAATCCTCAGGCTCCTCACCGTTATAGCCTTCTTCTTCTTCAAAGCCATAAGAGGACGCAGAGGAATCACCGAACTCATTCAGAGAGATAACCTGAACTGCGAGAAGTCGCAGGGAAAGCCCACAGGTACGCGTAGAGGGCATGTAGTACGGGTTGGCAGTGAAGGACACCTTGATGACACTGTCTCGACCGATGTTGACGTCAATGGGCTTCCCCTTAGAGTCAAACTGTCGGATCTTGACGGGAATCTTGGAACCATCCTTCTTCGTAATGACCGCCTTCTGCTTGAACTTCATCACAATGCGGCCTTCTTCATCCTTTTCGTAGATGTCCTGAGTCACCACCTTGCGACCCTTAGAAATGGCCTGCTTGACATTGTCGTCATTCTCATAGAAGTCCTCAAGGACTGCCTCTAGCTTAGACACGAGGGAATTGGTCTTCTCATCATCTTCCATGACAAGATTAACCTTGTAGTCACCCTCGGGATTGAACTTCGTGTCAGGAGTCTTGAGAGCGGGATACTGTGCGAGACCCTTGGGGGTCGTGAAACGATTGTTGTTGCTAGACATTAATTACTTCCTTGTTTGTTTAACCTAGGGAGGCTTGGTTACTCTCCCTAGGAGTATGGATTTTATTAGTTTAACCTAGGGAGGCTTGGTTACTCTCCCTAGGAGTATGGATTTTATTAGTTGGGGTTAGCTAAAGGCGTACATGGACTCCTTGACTCGCTCAAGATCAAGGTTTCCCTTAGAGGGAATCTCAGGGAGCTTGTCGACCATCTTAGGAGACAAAAGGTTTTCAATGTGATCGTGAAGATCCTGCAGTACATCATTCTTGCTGTAGGTATCTACAAACACTTCCCTAACGGTCGTAAACATGATGTCACCATGTCCTGCAGGTGCCCCATAGGAGTCATGAATCATCGCAAAGGACTTGACACCCTTGTCTACACAAGAGCACACCGTAAGCATAAGGTGGGAGGCATCCATGCTATGGACATAGTTGGGTGCAATACCTTGCTTCTGTTTTCGGGTGTCAATCTCGGGGGTACTCTCGTACACCACGGGATTGATGGAGGCACCTTCCTCAATCTGGCTATCTTCCTTGAATGGCTCCTTGACTCGAATGGTTCCAGTAGTGAAAGTCCTGAGTTGCTTGAGCACAACCTTGTTGTACTTCTGTTTTACAGGGAATCCCGCAGGGGTAATCCAATAGGTAGGCAGGCTCTGGCCGTTAATGTCCTTGTCCTGAGCGAGGAGACCACTTGCAACCTGTAGCCAACCCATAGCCTCCACAGCTTTCACTACGACCCCTTGCAGGGCTTCCCAGATCAATCCAGCCATGTACCTAGCGGACTGGCTAGGACGACTGAAGGCCGTGGGATTCTTTGAAAGGGCTGGGTAAATAGTGTCTTCTAAAACCTGTTCGGCAAAGCCAAATTTACTAGATCCATAGCAGAGCGTCATGGTGCTACGCTTAGTCACCTTACGGGTAACTCCGTGCTTGAGCCATTCCGTGGCCATACTGCGGGTGCCCTTCTTCAGGTAATCGTCACCGTCTTCAGTTTTGGCCATGGTGTCATCGGTACCATTGTCATAGTCCTTTTTAAGGAGTTCGGTGACCTTAGTAGCAACGATGCCATAGATGTCATGAACATGATCGTCAGGCATGAGGTTGACGGCTTCCCCACCGACTTCATCCCTTAGCATCGCAGAGAAATGCTGTAAGCCAGAGCAGGAGCCATCAAAGGCAATCGGGAGGTGAGACACGTAAGAGTCACCCTTATCCAGATAGTCCGACCATTCAAAACAGAATGCAAGGAATTCCCAAGGGGAATCCGTCTCAGTCCATCGAAGATCCTGCAAGGGATCCTTGGCAATAGACAGAATCATGTCTGTGTTCTCATAGACCCAAGCAATACGCTCTTCAAAGGGTTTCTTGTCAAGTCCGTAGCAGTTAGCACCCTGAAAGGCCAGCCAAGTATGCCCATTCTCACCCAGAGTCACCCCCTCGGCAAACTCAATGAGGGCTTTAGTAAAGTCATTGCCTTGAGGGCTCAACTGGGTCAAGGGATAGACACGGCCACGGAAATCCAGATTATGGGGAAAATAGATTTCCATGTCGTCCTTGTAGGTGTTAGCCAGTGCGAGGACACCATTCACAAGGTAACGCTTGCTCTTACGCTTATTGTCGTCCTGATAGTAGTGAACCATAGCACTACGCCAATCACGTTGTACCTCCTCGTTAGTGTCTGCCTCTACAGGCCTCATAGGAGGCTCTGCAGGGGTCGCAGAGGGCATCTCAAGGCCTTCAGGTATGTGTGCCCAAGAGCACACCTCATTGGCCACGTCGAGCACTCTACGGTTAATCCTCCAAGCCGTAGACTGGATGGCATTGACGGCCTTATACACGTTAGGCATATCAACCTCATCGTAGAGCTGTGCACACTCCTTAGAGGGCATTCTAACAAGCTGTATGGGCTTCTTAAGGTTAATCAGGTAACCACCATCAAAAGGGGTAGTCCACGGCTTAGGAGGGATCACCATGGGCCGATTTTGGAACATGAGATTCGCAGTCTCAGTGTCCTCGTGTTCCAAATACGTCAACACATCAGGGTCAAGACAGAAAATGTAATGTACGTTTTTGTTGTCACTCATGGTTTTCTCAAGGGCACCTAAGCCAGTAGACACGATGAAAATGTCTACCAACTTAAGACCTACTTGTACCCTGTTAGCGTTACCCCACTTGTTCCATCTCTTGAGTCTCTTTTCGTCTGCAAGGATTTTTTCCTTGTTTTCGACATAGCGCTTTTTGAACTGCATGGAAATACGCTTATCAAGCCCTGCATTAAAGCGGCTAAGCTCTTTCTTATCCATGGTTGCAACTACCATCTTGAACCGAAGTTCATCCTCAATAGCTTCACCAATTGCAGAGGACAATTTGGTTAAAGACACGATTCCAAGGGAATTTTCAATGATGGTTCTAATGGAAATGAACGCGATTTCTTCGGACGACAAAGACCGAATAAGGGATGCCATCACATGACGCTTACCGGGCTTGCCAGTATCAACATCCTTAAACCACTTGTCAAGGGCCTTAGTCATGACAGGGATGGCTTCACTAATCAAGACACGACTTGCACCCATATTACCAAGAGTACCACTTTCAATTGCCTTATTCCGCTTAGACATGAAAGCATTGAAGGCATTTTCCTTGCTTTCAAGTTCTAATTCAATTTCCCTGTCTACACGGGCTTTGCCGTATTTAAGACAAAGCTCATCATATTCATTTTCACCATCAATTCTAAAACTATTCAATTTATCATAAGACATAGGGGTTACCTCTAGTTATATCTTAACTCAATTCAGCATCTGCTATGAAACTTATTTACATCTTAACCCAAGCCAGCATCTGCTCTGAAACTTAGTTATATCTATAGATCTTTTATACTCTCTTATATAGGGTTATATAGGTGATGATGTAGGATATTACCCATAGTTAAACTATAGACCCCTGTGGTTTCCTTTGGATTCCCTTAGGAGTCTATAGCCTCTTTCACCCTCTCCCTAGGAGCATGGATTTTATTAAATCCTCGTGTCTCCTCTAACCATTGATTTTACCTTTCTCAACACAATCACCGTTGACATAGATGGTACCGAATGATTCGAAAGTACGCAACCATTCAGCATAAGTCAGGTATTTGTTTCTGTCTTTCTCTGCGGATTCCCCTGCTTTGCGTCCTGCTCTGAACGCGTATTTGATCATATTGCCCTTAAGGAATCCAATGAATTCCTCATGAGATAAAGCGTTAAGCATCAATTCAATAGGCTGGACAGCTCCCATGTAATGGGTACTGGTTTCAGGCTTTCCACTGTTAATTTCTTCCATTTTGTCTCCTTTTAGTAATAGATTCCCATAAGTTTGCAAATAAGGACAAACAAGGGAAAGATTCCAAGAATGATTGCAATTCCAATGAATACAATCAGGTATTCTTTAAGATTAAGCATTCTTTTCAAGCTCCTTAATATGGTTATTCCACATTGACAGGATTGCATTCATAACACTGCCGTTCATAGATGCCACACCGATGAGATCCATAGCCCCTTTCTTGAACTTGTAGAGCTTGCCTTCTACATTTTCACCGCCTGAATATTTACCGGTGAAAGTGTAGGTAGACTTGCAGTCCGTAAAGGTGACGAAGTATGCACCCTCCTTCCAACGATAAAAGAGAATAGAGGCTATGTCAGAGCGTTCGATGACGGTGGTGGTGCGAGTATACATGTTATCTCCTGTGGACGCTCCTAGGTGCCTTAATTTGGCTCCTAGGGGCATTCCTTTAGTTGTTTGTCGTGGTTGCTAGAGATCTAGCTGTTACTTGAGCTTAGTCCTATGAATCTGGATAGCCTTTCGAGCTTTACCCTTGTGGGCACCATGGATACCAAAGACAACGATTGCCTCCCTATCCTTTGCACACAACCTACAGCCCTTGCAGGTGATGCCTTCTCGTGTCTGTGCGGGGCACTGGACAGCGGTGAGGCCATGAACTTCTCTGAGTAGCCGAATGTCATCCTTGGGGTTGACGCTGGTCAACACAGTGTTAAAGCCCTTTGCCTTAGCAATGTAGGCTTCAAGGACAGAGTCCGTAGACACATTGACTGTCATGACGCCCTTCATACTGTTGATTACGTACTTATCCCCTTCTGTCAGCTCGCAATGAGTGTATGTGAATCCCTTGACTACCTTACCGAAATTCCCTGAGTAGACAGCGTTCACACGAATGATCGCATTAGCAATATCAAGGAATTCATGGGTATTGAAGTTGTTGGTATTCCTTACCGCAAGATCACCTGCGATGTTATGACGGAACAGCAATTCGTTTTCGGGCTCCTTGATGTGCTCAATGACACCCCCAAGCAAGGCAATCGTCAGGTCATCTTGAGAAGCCACGAAACGCTTGTCGGACTCATCGTCTGCCCTCTCCCATGTCTTGACCGTTCGGATGCCCTCTGCGTAGCATCCAGAGCCCTTAAAGGGACACCTGTTTGGGCATGAGCTCTTTGAGGAGTACGACTGCATTATGTCTCCTGTCTTGGCGTTTTCGGAAGACTTGAGAAAGATCATTTTCATGGTGGGGATTCCTTTCATTGGGGTTACTAGGCTAGCCAGATACGGACGCACTCTGTATATGTGCCCGTGATCTCGTCTTTGCAGAAAACAGGGTTAATCGTCCCGTCCTCTTCTTCGTCGACGATTATCACACGACCGTCAACGACCGTTTCATCGAACTGGGCGACCATGGCGACCTCCCCGGTGCTCTCAGGGGCATCCACAGGAATGATACCCGTGTAGTCCCCATTGATGAGAGCAGGCAAAGCCCACTCTGCCACCATGTATGACGGGCATGCGTCCAACAGCTTGCGTACTTGTGCATTCATCTCAATACTCCTTTGCTAGATTCAGGGGATCCCTCGGGAGAGGCTTTCGCCCCTCCCTTAGGACTCGTTAGAGATTATACCAGACAATCCCGAGCGTTGCAAGGGTGGTGAGGATATTAACCATCACCATGACTCCCACCATCTTGAGGGTGTCCATAAGATCGGTGCTAGTGTTACTAGCGGTGTCATCCTGTTCGGGCTCAACAGCAGGGGCCTCGACCTTAGCAGGAGCATAGCGGTGCTGTGCGACATCCTGCGAGGCCCCGAGGAATTCGGAGAGCATCTCAAGGAGCTCATTGATGATCGTGGAGGTGGAGAAGCACTCGACCCTGCCACCCCTAGCCACCTGTCAAGCCCTCAAGCGAAAAATACCGTAAACATGGTATCCCCCAGCTGTGCTAGCTCCTGCTAGCTGTGTCCTAGCCCGCTCTTTATATAGGGGCTAGCTGTGGAGCCCTGTGCTAGCTCCTGCTAGCTGTGGAGTCCTGTGCTAGCTCCTGCTAGCTGTGGAGTACCAAAGGAGCAACAAAGGAGCAACAAAGGAGCAACAAAGGGTACAAAGCACAGATAATGCCACCCAAAGGCAAACAATTGATCTAGATCAAACCCCATATTGACCCAAATCAACCCTAAAGACCCCTGTGGACAACCCTGTGGATAACCTGTGGATAACTCGAAAAAACACTGATAAATCAATAGTTTACCACAAGTACCCTAAGGATGTCAATAGTGACAAACCCCACTTGACAGCCTTTTGAATCTGGGGTATAATAAAAGACCCCAAAGGAGACAGTGGGCACCCGAAGGCACCCACAGGCACCCCCACGGGGGCACCCACGCACGTGAACTCCTTAAGTGAGGGTTCACAAATTTTGTCAATTTTTATGATCCCCTTAGTTACCTGTGGATAACCTGTGCTAACTAGGTTACCTGTGGATAACTCTGTGGATAACCTGTGGATAACTTTAAATAAAACCCCTCAGGAACCCGTAGCTAGCTTGCTAGCAGTAAGGGAACCCAAGGGGGAACTGGAAGTAATTATAGACTAGCCACAAGAGTACGTAGAAGAGCATCAACAGTAGACACATCCCCATTAATCAAGGACATTATAAAGAGGATGATGATAATGATGATTTTGATGGTGATGAATACTTTATTTTTAGTGTTATTGGTATTATTCATTAAGGTCATTCCCATAAGGGTCTATAGGCACCTAAGGATTCCCATAAGGGTCTATGGACTACCATAAGGGTCTATAGATCCCCATAAGGGTCTATAGGTACCCTAAGGATTTTCTTAAGACTCCATCATCACTGATACCTTTTACTTCTGATACTTTCATTTCTAACAAAAAGGGGGAGCTAGAAAAGACCTATATGTATATCTATATATGTCTTTCCTAGCCCCCCCTAGGAGTATGGATTTTATTCTGAAATACCCTGTTTTCTCTATTACATTGTCTTTATTATTTACTGAACAAATGTTCAATACTAATAAAGCATATTTCAGGAATCACTTCTTGAACGTGTAGCCTTTATACTTATATCTGTCTACACCCTTAGAGGTACCTTTAGGGCTGTGTCTATCTTCAGTTACCATCACACCTCCGATATTGGACGTATAGAATCCATACAGGGACTCCATAGACTCCTCTAGCCATTCTTCGGTTAGTTCGTTAATACCTTCATCAGCATCTACACCCATGAAGTCCACAAGGTATTTAACTCCGATTGCCAGAGCATCCAGACGGTCATCATGAATAAGGGCACCCCTATCAACAGTGATACGAGTGAGCTGATAGAAACAAGCATATTTGTAGTCAGATTCAGGTACGGTAGAGTAGTCATTCCTGATGCACTCAGGCGTGACACACATTTTATGGTTAGAGATTACAGGTTCAAGAGTGTCGATGATTCGGAGCTCTTTCTGACCCGTAGACTTAACTTCAGTAACCCCACAGTTACTATAGGTCTTCTTAAGGACAGGTTCAAATAGTTTGATGTACATGCCATCACCGAAGTTTCCTTCAATGACCACTTCATTGACTTTGTACTTCTTAGCTACCTTAGCTAGCTTATTGAGGACTACATCAGAGTAGCCTCCCAATAGACCTCCTACTTCCATGACGTAGATATACCCATTTAGGTAGTAGAGAACGGCATAACCTGTTTCGTCTTTACCACGCCCTGAGGGGTCAACACACATGATCTTATGAGCATACGGGACTACTTCATTGGATGAAGCATGATAGTAGAAGTAAGAATCTCCCTTAAGACCCATCGGAGGACACTCATCAACTGGAACCCTCTTAGAAGGCTCAGGGAGCCACGTGAGCTTCATTGGAGCCTCGTCTAAGGGGAACATACCTACGATGAGGTCACGAAGCCGTAGAGGGTATTTATCGGCGTCTGAGAGGGTCGTATCAAGCATGAACTGCAGAGCGAAGCCTGCCTTACGATAAGATAGTTCACGCTTCTGTAGATCTTCTTCAGAGAACCTAAGGGGGTCTGTGGGCTTACCTGCCCAACGCTTAGGATCCTTGTCGTACTTGTCAGCAATGATAGAGGCCAATCTATCGCCATAGGAGGCTCTATGAGAGTCATCATAGGGGTACCTAGCAGGATAGATTACAGCCGTGTATCCGCGCTCCTGTAGCTCGTTATAGAGGCTCATTTCATTCTGGGGAGTGCCCAGATAGATGATCTTTTTACCTTCACCAGGCTTTAGGACAGCGTCGAACTCTTTGACAAGCTCGAATAGCTGATCTCTAAGAACCTGAGTGAAGGAGTTACTTGGAACCTCAACGTCGTCTGCGACAATAATGTCTGCACGGGAACCCGTTAGCTGGCCCTTAATACCAACAGACTTAACTGAAGGTGAATGATCTGGCAGGGCAGGGCCTACATCAAAAAGGTTCTGAGTATCTCTTTGACCTTCTCTAGCCTTTAGGTGGCTCAGAAAGGGCAATTCATTGATGATTTTCTTAATAAACGTAGCATTAGCGTCTGCTCGTTCTTTGTTGGCAGACACTACCATAATCTTAGTCTGTGGATCCCTCCAGAGACTCCAGACAACGTATGCACACGTAATAAAGGATTTAGCTACACCACGGAAACCCATTAGGATCATTCGGTCACTAGGGGGGTTCTGTAGTAGCTTAGCAATGTCTACCTGCAGTGTGGTAGGAGAAGGCAAACCGATCGACTTCCAAACCAAAGAAGTAAAGAGGGGGAAGTTCTCATAGTAGGGGAGTAGAGCTTTAGCTTCTTTCTCAGTTAACACTCATGTCTCCCCTATAGGAATTCTCGAAGTTCTCCTTAGTGGCCTTCAGGAGCTTACTAAGTGCATTCTCCTCACCCTCCCCAGCCTTAGGGACACAGTCAATGCCATTACGTTCAAGTTCCTTAATGATTGCATTATAAAGCTGTGGAGACCTCTTATCGGGGTTCCTGAGGTCATTAAGCATGTTCTGAAGCATCTCCTCATGGATGTTACCTAGGAGGCTCTCAAGTCCTTTATAGTCCATTGTTCTTTTCCTTTCTTTTCTTTTCTAACCAAGGTTCTACCCAATGCTTTTTAAGCATTGTGCAGATGCCTACAAAAGTATAGATAATTGTGATGACGTACACCCAATCGCTAAGAGGTAACCCGAGAATCACAGCACTGGATACTGCCAATGAAGGAGCTACCTGTGCTATGTTCTCTGCTAGGTTACCAGATTCCTCATCAAGGGTGCTCATTCCTCAAAGAACTGCTCAAAGTTAGCTTTCTTGAACCCAGTGCCCTTTAGGAGCTTACCGTCTTCTCTGAATTGGGGGTTGTAGTTGCCCTCACTGTCATAGAACTTACTGGAGTATTCAGACATCAGTTCGTGCATACCCTTTTCAAGGTCGTATCCACAAACATTGGCATACTGCACGCATACCCAGATAAGATCGCACAGCTCCTTCATGTCGTTAGGAGTGTCGGCATTCTCTTGGATAAATTCGTTGAACTCCTCAATGATGCACGCCTGATACAACTGTTTCAGACGCCTAGTATAAGGAGCAGTCTGGTTAGTTCTCTTGAGCCAAATATCAAGTTCCTTCTGGAGATTTCCGATAAGCTCTTTGGTTTGAGCTTCCATAGTATTCGTCATTTTATATCCTCTTTTACATACTCTTTCGTTCATTAATTTCAGCCATCTTTGCGTCGTTCATTCGGGAGTTACCGTTGATGTTAGAGTACCCCAAATAACCACAGACACGGGAAATGACAGACAGGTTACTAGAGCCACAATAGGGGCACGTATTACCCACATTAAAGCTATGCTGGTGACAATCCTCACAGTAAGCCGCATCAAAGTTCACACCCTGATAGAACCCACGAGCCATACCTCGAAGGATCGTGCTCATGAGAGCCCGCTTATTCTCTGGGTTGTCAATACGGACATACTGGATGTGTCCTCCCTCGATAAGATGGAAAAGCTCAAACTCAAGATCCTGCTTTTCAAAAGGGGTAATGTCAGCAGACACGTGGATATGGAAGGAATTGGTGAAGTAGGACTTGCCCTCAAATTCATCCTTAAGGTTATTCTTTGCACAATACTCATGGTACTGAGTCATCTGAGTACCACAAAGGGACTCTGCAGGGGTACCGTAGAGTGCATAGAGATATCCGTCTTCCTTCTTAAACTTCTGCACTGCATCATAGATGAACTTAACGACATCCTTAGCCGCCTTCTGTCCCTCAGGAGTCTGCAGATCCTTACCACCAGTAAAGAGGATAGCAAACTCATTCAAGGCAGAGATACCAAAAGATGCTGTCATATACTCGGTAAGCTCACCTACCTCATCTTCAGGCTTAAGAATGCCCTTATAGAAACCTCCCTGACAGAATGCCATAGGATTCGTGCTAGCCTTAGCATGCTTAATCATATCGTAGCGACGTTTAAGGAATTCTCGAATCTGTTCAAGGTTCACCATAAGCTCTTCCCAGAAGTTACCTTTAGATGCCTTAAAGATCAACGGGAGGTTGAGAGACACCGCACCAATGTTGCATCGCCCAACAGACACATACTCGTTAGTCTCAGGATCCTTCCAAGGAGTTAGGTACGCCCTGCAACCCATCGGATGGATCACACACTGCTTATTAGACGCCCTGTAGGTTTCAGACACAGTGCCATGAGGAGCGTTAATAGCTAGAAAATCAGGGTACATACACTTACTGGAACATTCAACAGCCTTCTCGAACACGTTAGCGTGCTCATCACTACCGTGTTGTTCCCAATCATAGAGATACACGAGCTTAGGGAACACAACCTGTTTACCCCCATGTCCCTTCATGCGGGTATCAAGGATGGTCTCACAAATCACCTCAAGAAACTCCTTGTCATACTCAGGGAGATCATTGCTCCACTCACCAAAGGTAAGCGTAGTGAACGCAAAGTCGCCACGAGAACACGGAACAGTGTTTAGCTTCAGTTCAAGAGACTGGAAGCCCTGCCCCAACTCACGCTTGAGTTCTTGCATAGCCATAGCACATGCTTCATCGAACTCCATATTGCACTGGTCAAAGTATTTCTTAAACGCATGGTCATACGTTTTCTTAGCATACGGGAGGAGCGTCTTGTCAATCTGAGGGATAGTGAATCCACCGAACTGCTGTGCAGTAGCCACAAGAGTAATGTCACCGATAACCTGAAGGGCACTAAGGACACTCGTAGGCTCCGTATAGGTAACATTGGACATATTAAAGCCACCCTTAAGAACAGTAGCCATGTCAAAGAGACAACAGTTGATTGATCCAAAGATCATGTCTCGAAGGTCATGGATGTAATACTTACCGACTTTAGTAGCCTCTTTCTCTTCCTTAGTGAGGTAGAATTGCTTATACAGTTGCTTAGTCAGATAGCCCTTAATGAGGGAGCCTTTTGTAGACACAAGGGAACTATCGAAGTTGGCGTTTTCCTTGTCTCCCAAAAGTAGGACAGTGTCTGCCTCATTCTTAACAGCTTCGAAAGCCTTAGCATAGGTGTTCTTATAGTCTCTGAACTCCTTATAAGATTCTCCGATCTTCGGCACATACTTACAAAGAGCTTCAATGACAATAGAGTGGATCTTATCAGTAGGAACCTCGTCATAGTTGCTGTAGACAATGCTCTCGATATAGCCCCTAATCTTACCAATGTCATACTCAGAGTACGTAGCGTTAGCCCTCTGGGCGGCCTTATGAATAGCTACTTCAATCTTATCCCAGTCCCAGCCTTCGTGGGTACCATCTTTCTTAATTACTTCCAGTTCCATTTAATCCTCTTACTTATTCTTCCAAGTGTCGACTACAATGGCGGGCTTACTAGCTTCATCAAGCTGTAGTCTAGCCTCAATTCCTTCATAGAAGACCATATTGGCAATAGTGTTAAACATAAAATCTGCAGACCTCTTAGCAATAACAGAGCCATGATTATCTACTCTGAGATAGGATCTAGCAGGAGTAATAATACCAGAGGCAGGGATACTACCAAAGGTAATGGTGCAAGACATCTTGTCTCGCTCTGCAAGAACAACACCGTCCTTATTAAGGGTGATGACATTACCCACGTTGGTAAAGGCTTGCGTAGCAATAACCTCAGTGCCATTCTTTTTTAGCGTAAGAGTAGCATCGGTACCCTCAGGAAGCCCAGAGAAGCCAACTCTAACGGTGACGTCATATGCCTCATTGGCAGGGGACACCCAATTAAAGCTGTTGGCACTATCAGAACAGTTGTTAATGTCCTGAACAATGTACTCCCAAGGGAGATCAAAGGATGCCTTGTTGAGGTCTACGAGATCGACCTCAGTAGACCACACGGATGCAACCTGATGAGCATACTCATTGAGGGTGCTAAGGCTTACTCTGATGTCATGGTGGGCCTCAGGGTCGTTATTATGCTTGTCGACAGTAACAGTGTCAGCAGAGGGCACTTCCGAAGAATTGGCATTAGCGAACTGCTTAACTGCAACAATCTCCTGAGAAGTAAGCTGTGACGGAGTATTCCCCATCAGCTTAGTTGCAACATTGTCATCCTCGCTGTACACGAGGGTGTCGAAGGTAACCGTAGGGATCACAGGCTTTGTCGTATAGAAACCCTTTCTAGCTTCATACTCACAGGCACCTACATTACCATCCCAATAAACTTGAATATTCATAATTACTTAGTGCTAGGGAACAGTTGGCCAAGACCAAAATTAGTATTGGAGATCTCGGCAGTTACATTAATGTACACCTTAAAGGTTCTTGTCTTAGTAGCAGACGACTCATCCATATTGATGGTTCTAAACTTCAGCGCATTACTCTTAATCTTTCCCGTAGCATCCGGAACAAGACAAGCCATAACACCATTTCCCTCATTATCTACCCCGCAAATAACATTAACAGACTTAAGGAAAACATACTGATCGTCCCCACAGAGTCCATTAAGGGAGACCACATGATCAGTCTGACCGAAGCCTCCTACGGAGACCGTTGCCGTTACCTCCGTTATTGAGGAGACCAAGAGCCGTACCTGCGATACCAAGACCGAGACCAGAGCCCGCAACACCCTTAGAAGCAAATTCTGCCATAATTATATTCCTTATAAAATAAAGTAACTTAGATAAAGAAACCAAGGTGTTCATAGTTACCCAAAGAACACCTTGGATATAACCTTAGATCCCTACCTTAGCGAGACCCAAGGGTTCCAATTCAGAGTCCTTACAGAGGAACTTAGGCACATCAGGCCAACGGACATCCCTAGGAAAACCTTCCTGTTTAGGGAGGTCTCTAAGAGCCTGTCTGTAGACCTTGAGTTCCTCAAGATTCTGAGGATTCGATGGATAGTCAGGCATGAGATAGTAGTCAGTCTCACCAATGAGATTGTCTCTCTTATCTCTGATTGCCTTAGCTACCATCGAATCATCAGGTTCAGGATTCTGAGTAATTTGATACCTACCGTCAACCTGTTGAATACTACAGTCGCCTCTGGTGTTACACCATACAGCGGCTTCAGGAGGATATTCACCCTCGAAAATTTGTCCAATTTCAAACCCCATTTAGGGTCACCTCCTTTTAAAAGCCTGCCGCATACCACGATTGTTTTGGGGCACCATCTCCACCACCGCCAACGATACCCGAGTCGATAGAACTTGTCGTTTTGTTACCTGTCGACCAACCAAACCAGCCCCCAGTCGTTCCTTCTTCATTTGGCGTAACTACAAAGATGTACTTGGTGTTCGAAAATCGCTTCGGGAAAGTAACAGTACCGCCGCCATCGCTTCCGTTCAAAAGCCCCCATTGCTCAATAAACCCATCAGACCACTTATGATACCTAGAGTTGCCATCAGCAGATTTCCAAGTCTCTGTAATATGTACTGTACTGTCTTCAAGTTTACTAGAAATCTTTCCTTCAACCTCTGTAATACTAGCTTGTACAGTATTCACAGCAGACATAACATTCTGAATGTCCACAGAACCTACATTAGTAGCAATGCCATAGGCTACTACACAAACTACCCATTCGTGCGACTCAGGTTGAACGGTACTCGTACGACCATAAACCGACGACGATCTAGAAGCATCAAATTTTAACTTGGGCGATGAGCCTCCAGTAATGTGCCCATAGGCGTAATTGTCAGAAGTCTCCTCGATGCTAAACGCCCCACCCGTAGCGTTTGCGAGTATCTCAGGCCCTCGCGTATTCCAGTACCCCGTAATGTTCGGGAGACCCGCCTGATGGTACTTACCAACACTACCGCTAGCAAGAGCAATCTGCTGATAAGGAGCAAACTTAGGAGTCCTAAAGTTCGTACTACTGTCACCTGAAGAGTAGAACGGGCAGAATCCATTGTCTCTCGTAGCAATCTTTTGCCATTCAGCTTCAGTCTTCACCCACCCTTGAGTCGTAATGTAATCAAAGAAGTCTTTGTACAAAGCTCTAGAATACGTAGCCCCATTACAAATAATAGAGTCAGCAGGTACTGTTCCATAGGGGTGAAGATAGTGGAAACCTAAAGGTCTTACAGTACCGAGTTTACTTAGTTTCTCAGCTAATTGATTAATAAATTCTTGATCTTCCATTTAGTAATCCTTTAGTAACCACAAGCGTACCAGTTGAAGCCCTTGACGTATGTCGAGCTTTGCACATTGACCGAGACGCCCGACGCGCTCTTGCTTTTATAACCAGTCACGGCAATAAGGTTTGTTGATACTTCTCCGTACATAGTGCTTCTGATGAAGACATAGTCCGTTCCCGAAAACGAAACGTGGAAACTTACGCTTACCGTTCGTGACGAGTCGCTGGAATTGCTGTTAGAAACGTACCCGCCCTGTTCAATCCAACCGTCAGACCACTTACGATACCACTTAGTACCATCAGAACTCTTACCGGCCTCCTTGACATACCTTCTGCTTTCCAACTGACCCAACTGAGCCTGAATGGTAGCTAAGGCTAACTTAATCTCATCAAGAGTAGGATCTCCTGCATGGATAGGATTAGCACCATTTAGAGCCTTATCACAGGCATCAAGGATACCTTGTTTCTTGGCATACGTAGGAGACAGAGTGTCACCAATACCATCAACCTTAGAAGACACATTAGTGATGCTCTCACGGATAGCCGTAAGGCCTACCTGAAGTGTAGCATCGTTAGTCTTAGCATCAAGGGTAGCCTGAAGGTTAGCCACATTGGCAATAGTATGAGTATGCGCCGTATTAGCCTTACCCGCAAGACCTTGAGTAAGAGCAGTGTTAGTAGCGTAATCGCCCTTATTCTGCTTCTTAGCAAGCTCAGCAGTAAGAGTAGCCGTAGTGACATACCCAGAGAGCGTACTATTCAGGTCGGTAACCTCAGCTACAGTGTGCGTATGCTTAGTGTTAGCCTTACCTGCTAGACCCGTCTGAAGCTCACTCTTAGTAGCAAGACCACTAAGGTCTTGTTCAGGAGGAGTACCAGTGATCTCACTATATGCAATGCTGTCCTTCGACGCAAGGGCACCAAGCGTAGGCTTGTTCTTGATGAATGCCTTAGACTTAGGATCAGCAACTTCCCAGTCAGCATTTAGCTGTCCAGAAGCCGCATCTTCAGCATAACCCTTAGCAAGATCAGCTTGCTTCTTAGCCTCAACTTCAGAAGCCTTAGCGTTAGTCTCAGAGGTACCCGCCGCAGTCTTAGAGAGAGCCGCATTGTCCGCAGAGAGCTTAGCCGCCTTAGCACTGTTACTCGCATTAGTAGCCTGAGTGGTAGCAGTACCTGCAGAGGCACTAGCATTCTTAGCACTGGCACTAGCCGCCGTAGCAGACTGGGAAGCACCAGTAGCACTGTCCTCAGCCTCAGAAGCCTTAGTAGTAGCTAGAGTAGCCTGTTGAGTAGCGAGGCTGACCTGCTCCTTAGCCTTAGTAACCTCTTGAACAGCCAAGGCTACCTGAGCCTTCGCTAGGTTAACCTGTTTAGTGCCCTCAGTAGTAACCGCAGATACCTGTTGGTTACCTGTAGTCGTAACTCTAGTAACCTGCTTAGTACCTTCAGCAGTGACAAGACCGACCTGCTTTCCCCCTTCACTAGTGATTTTACTAATTTCAGTGGTTGCGGTATCAGTGATTGATTTTACTTGCTTGGCACCTTCAGCCTTAACTTCTGCAAGAGTAGCGTTGCTTGCATCAGCATTATCCTTAGCCTTATTAGCATAGTGCTTTGCAGAGTATTCAGAACCATCGACAGTGCCAGTAGTCTTGGTAGCCCAATCCTTAGCCAAGGAGGCACTATCAGAAGCACTCACCTCAGACGCCATAGCATTGTCTTCAGACTCCTTAGCGTTCCTCTCAGAGACCTTAGCTTCCTCAGCCTTTTGAGTAGCGATTACGGCATTCTCATAGGCATTCCTCTCAGAGGTTTCGACATTGGTTTGAATCTGTCGAGCCTCTTCAATGATTGCCTGATTCTCTGCCATTACGGTGTCAGCATGCTTAGCCGCAGATACCGCAGTACCTGCAGAAGCCTTAGCGTTTACTTCAGACTCCTTAGCATTAACTTCAGAAGCCTTAGCGTTCTTCTCAGAGATCTTAGCGGCATCCCTAGCGGCCTCAGCATCCAGCTTAGCCTGATAGGCACCCTTAGCATCTTCTTTGTAGAACTTAAGGGTGATCGCATCGTTGTCACCAATAGGGTCACCCACGTTCACGATGCGGTGTCCCTTAGCATCCCAATTGCCTTCCTTGTCTACAATGAGTGCGTCATTGATGATGTCTCTACCTTCTTCAGCAATATGAATAGTCTGAATGGTAGACACATCAAGGTCTTTAGCCTTGAGTACCGAAGCGTCCTTAAAGGACACGATACGGTCAGTAGCAGACGTATATCTGCGAATAATGATTTCAGTACCGCTAGCGGGAGCTGTATTGAATCTAATGGTAGTCTTATCTACAAAGAAGTAGTCTTTAGTGGTGTCACCGTAGTCACCCCCAAGTTTCTCTCGGGAGTCTACGGTGACCTTCACAAACTTCTTTGCTAGATAATCAAAGGGCACACTGAAGTCTGTAGTAGACCCATTGCCCTGATAGTTAGCAATAGTAGAAGCCATTGTTTTAGTTATCTTCTTGATCAGTAATATAGTTAATCAAAGATTGCTGAATAAAGGGTGCATTAGGAGTAACTGCCTTTAGGCTCCTCCCAAAAGACTTTGCAAATCTTTCTCTGTCACCATCTACATAGTCATCTTCATTGAGAATACCTGCGTTAAAGAGGTTTCTAGTGTCAGCCTGAAGGTTATAAAAACCAAAAATAGTCTGAGCCGAAGGAATGTTTGCAAGAACACTATTGATGTCTAAGTGCTCTGCCTCTTCACCAAGGATATATCCCTGATCTGCAGTAGACTTAATTCCAGTGTTGAAGCCGACTGTGGATGCAATCATTGCAGGCAGGGCTAGGATGCTAGATCTACTCATGCCATTAATGCCTACGTTCAGGATAGTGGTAAAATCTGCATCTCTTAGGTCACCAACGCCAAAGACTCTCTCATAGTAATTCTCTCGTTGCTCGTCATTCATACCAGAAGCAGTAGCAAAGGTCTGTCCAAGAGTAGACAAGGTACCTAAAGCACCTGAGATAAGCCAAGTCATTGCCTGCCCTGCGGCATCACCTTCTTCAATCCTGAGGGCGCTCTTAGCAAGTCTCTTGTTGTAAGACCTGATTGCAAAGCTCTTAAACTGAGTAAGAAGACCTAGAACAGGAGAATTCTTAGAACCTCTCCACATATAGGCATCAGTGAGGCTTTGCCTTTGGATAACCTCAGAAGCAACATAATCACCAAGTCTACGCATGATAGTCATGTTCTTCACATCCTTGCCAACATACAAGTCAAACAATTCAGGGTTTACTCTAACTCTACCATTTTTATCAACAGTAGTTGCAGTGCGGAGTGCTTTTGAAAACTGAACAAAATCCTTATAGTCAATGTTCAGTCTTTTTAGAGTCTTAGTGTCTAGGAATGCAACATCTACATTACTAATATCTTTACCCTTTGGGCTATGAAGAAACCTAGTAAATTGTCCAATGAAAGTATCTTGAGCTACTGAAACAATAGTGTCTTGAGATTTCTGAAGATACTTAGTAAAAGGAGAGTTAGTAGCAAGCCACTGAGTCCCAGCGACTAATCTAGCTTTATAGAGGTCACCTCCAAATTTATCTAGGTTTCTCTCATAGATCTCATTCCAAGCCCCTCTTACCCTTACTTCTTTACCAAATGCAAGATCTCTGAATTCATCTCTTTCAGCTTTAGTCATTCCACCTTTAGACCAATCTTTGATCTTGTCAGGCATACCCGGAATAGACTTAAAGAAAAAAGA